TCAGGGTCTTTCTCCTTGTTGTAGAAAAACCCGAACTTCATATCGCTGATGTCGGGAATACCTCCGATGTAGCGCTCGTTAGCGTCGCGCATGTTCGTCACCTTGACCTTGGGCGGGTCGGCGCCCATATCGGGGTAGCTCTCCAGACCGTACAGCTCAAGCCATGTTGCGCCGTCGTCGGAAGAAAAATCAAGGTGCGTGTCCTTTGTTAAAAGCTCCATATTTACCTCCTGTAAACTAGTCCTGTGTGTTCGTCTATCGCCGCGCTGAACGTCAGCGTGCGGCGATGCAGACCATCCTCACGGATATCCGCGCCGGAGTTCCGGACGAATCCCCGGGATATCAGCCGCGCGGAGATTTTCAGCGCCGTTTCAGTGCAGCGCTGCAATTTCGTGTCGTATACGTCCACCTGGAACGACACCGCCGCAAGCCGTTCCTCGCCGGAAATTATCGTGCCGGAACCCATGTCCAGCGGCGTGAGTATCGCCAGCGGGAACTCCGGAACTATCTCCGGGTATTGCGGCTCCAGCCGGACGATATCTTCCACCAGCGGCGGAATAATGATGTTGATATCAAGCATTGTCTATAGCCTTTCTAAGCTCCTCCGCAACGATGGCGTACAGCTTCTTTTCCTCGTTCTTCCCGACCGCCGCCCGGAGGAACGACTGCGCCCTGTGCCCGTGCGAGGTGTGCCAGTTGCCCTGTTCGTCCTGCCAGCGCCAGAGCAGCTTTGCGGTGTGCGGCACTCCCGGGTCGCCCTGCGTGCCGGTGCCGTACTCCACGAATATCGCGTACTCCTTGTTGGTGCCGACCGTGACTACGCCCGGCGCGATCCGCTGTACCCGGATACTGTTCCGGAGTTCTCCGGTGTCCACCGGGCAGAGCAGGACGGCGTTTCCGCGTATCTTCTCGCCGCCCCTGAGCAGGGCGCGGTCGAGTACTTTCCCGCTGTCCGCGCGGACGGACTGCATTTTTTTGATAAGCTCCTGTATCGTCATACCAGCTCGCACACCGCCTTCCTGGCGTTGCCGTAGGTAGTCACCCCTCTGACCTCGTAAGTGCCGCCGGGGAGCTTCACACGGTCGCGCTCGCGGATATCCGTTCCGGTATCGCAGATAAGCTCCACCGAACGGCTGAACTTCACGCCGTACTGTTCGGCGGTGGCGTTATCGGAGAGCGGCTGGACTTCCGCACGGATAGTTCCGGCAGGCTCCCAGCGCGTTTCGGTGCCAATGTAGGCGCTTTTCACGGCCGCAGGGCGGGTCAGCGGGAGTGTTTTAAGTCTGTTCTGTATCAGCCGTATAAAGCACACCTGCCTTTCTGGGATAGTTTTTCAGCCGCGCAAGAAGCTCCGGCGGAAGTCCGTCGAAGCTCTGGGAAATTCCGCCCTCGCTGCGGGAGGATTCGCCCTCAGCGCCGCGCTTGTTGTACGCTATCACTGCAAGCTGAACCTGCACGGATATCAGCCGCGCCGGGACTTCCTCCCGCCCGATATAGTCGCGGACGGAATCCTCCGCGTCCGACAGCAGGGCGGTTATTAACCCGTCCTGCGAATCGTCCGTTATCCCGGCGAGGAGCTTGAAGCGCTCAAGCGGGGTCATGCGCCGACCGCCGCGTCTAATACGGCGGAAGCCGCTACGACCTTATCGTCCACAACGGAAACTACAGCGACCTTGTTTCCGGCAGTCGCGGAGATGATGCCGTCCGCAGGGACCTCGGTGAATCCAGTCGCCGCCGCGCCGAACTTCGGGACGGTGACGGAGCTGTCTGCCTTGTACATCAGCTTTCCGGCGGCGTTGCGCGCGATCCTGAGCCTGCCCCTGCCGGAACCGGCGGCGGTCATGGACGCTCTTATCTCGCCCATAGCGCCGAAGTGAACGCCGACGGAGCACTTCTTGTTCTCGGTGACGAACGCGTCGTAGTACACCAGACCCTCGACAAGATGACCCGCGATACCGGGAGGATTGTCGTGGATCTTGTATTCTGCGAGCTTCTCCGGGGAGCACACAGATTCGCCGTAAGCGATGATGAACGAAGCGCCGGCGGGCATTCTGCTCTTGGGAACAGCGACTATCTTCACGCCGTCGACGTCGCCGACCTGCCCGGTGATGAGCATGTTCTGCGCAAGCTCGGAAGCCTTGGTGTAGCCGTCGCACTGCTTTATCGCATTGAGGAACGCGTTGGAAACGTACGCCACTCTGCCGACCGCAGGCACCTCGTCGTCGCTGATGGCGCTGTTTATCGCGAGAAAATCACTGTATGCGGTGGAGTTGCTGGTGGCGCTGACCGCTACGTGCTCAGCCTTGTTCGCGGCGGTCTTAAAGCGGTAGGCGTCCACCTCCGGAATAACTACCTGGTCGAGCTGTCCGCGGAGCGCCTTTGCCGCGTCGCGGATACCCGCCGGGGAATCCACCGCGTTGGTGGCGTCGATGGTGAACGTGAACGAACGCTTCTGAGTGAGGGTCAGCTCCTCGGTGGTGTCCTCCAGCTCCTCGGGGTTGCCGTAGCGGTTGGAGCCTGTCGCCTTGTAGTCGTTCATTTCAGCGGTTCCCATGCTGTAGACCTTGACGGTCTGTGCTCCGGTGAATTCGTACTTGCCGCCAGCCATCGAAGTGGTTAGCGCTCCGAGCCTGAATACTTCGTCGACCTTGTCAGAATACTTTGTTGCGAGATTTACTGCCATTAAAATTACCTCCTGTTAAACTCCCAGTCCGTCAAGGAATGGGTCCTTTGCGCCGGGGTCGCCCTTTTTCGGGGGAGCACCGGCTAATTTCTTTGCTACCTCCGCGCTGACTGCGTCCGTGAAAGCCTTTGCGACTGCCACCGCGCTTGCTTCGATACCGTCGGGGTCGGAGATGTCCACAGCCCCTACCAGAGCGGCGGGGACGTTCTTCTCCGCGAGGTACTCCTTTGCAAGGGCGGTGCGCTCCCGCTTTGTCAGAGCCGCCTCGCGGTCTGCGAGAGCCTTTTCCTGCTTCTCGCGCTCATGCTTCGACTTTTCGTCTGCTGTCATAGCGGCTACGCGCTCAGCCTCCGCCTTTTCGTCCGCAGCTTTCTTCTCCCAGCGCTTCTGGCGCTCCGCGATGATCTTGTTGAGCTCTGCCTGGGTGAACGTCTTTTCAGCGGGTTTTTCCGGTTTGTTTTCCACCTCCGGCTCGGGTGTAGATGTGGTAGGATCACCTCCGGCGGTCTGAGCGCCGCCCTGCTCCTGTGTGGTCTGGGTTGTCTGTTCGTCTGCCATAGTTACCTCCGTTTAACGTCCGTATGACTGTATTCCGCGCGCAGTTTTATGTCATGAGCGTGTTTCGGACAATAAAAAAGCGCCGTGCATTGCTGCATAGCGCTTAATTATTATGTTACTGTTTTAAAACAAGCACCTGTCGATAATCTCTTTACCTCTGAGCTTATCTATCCATTCACCGGGTATACCATCCATGCCGTATGCGATTCCGGCAAGTCCTCCGGTAACAGCTCCGACAGTATCGGTATCGTCACCGAGGTTCACAGCTTTTAGTACCGCGTCCTTGTAATTATCGGTCGTTGCAAGGCTCCACAGCGCAGCTCTGAAAGTATCGACAACATATCCGCTTGACTTTATTTCGGATTCAGTGAGTTCAGCCGGTGCGGCTGTTTCCTCGCCAAGGTCAGTAAGTACGTCTTTGAGCGGCATACCGTTCAGCAAAGCCCTCGCCAGTCCCACATACTTGATACAAATGCTCTTTGACAAGGTATGTGCATGAGTTATCGCAGACACTTCACCGATAAGCTCGTCCTCTGCGTTTGTGAACGCAAGCGGCAGTATTCTCATAAGCGAGCCGTTGCCGTTTGAATACTCGCTGTCTTCGCCTTTGCCGCAGCGCAGCGCCCTGGCGGTTGTATTCCCCACGTCAAATACCACGTTATCAACTGTGTATTCTGCGTTATAGAGCCACTGACGGAATCTGTTCCGGATATCGTCGCAATCGACCCTGCCAAGCACCCTTATTGAATCGCAGGTTGCGAGCGTCATGCTTGTGTCGTCAGACCATGTACCGGCAGGCTGATTATGTGAACCGTATCCGGTCATTCCGGTCACATGAAAAGAGCCGCGCTTCATAAATTCCACCGGAACACCAAGCGCGTCGCCGACAGCCAGTCCGTAGACGGCTGATTTCAGTTTGTCGTTCATGATAGCCCCTCTATTCTTTGGAGTAATTCGGGCAATTATCACCCTGCCATAACACCTCATTCGGCTTGGCATTAGGGTACTCATATATTTCGCAATTTCCGTATGCAGACCGGTCAAAACTTTCGCCGTTAATAGTGATAGGCCGAAGCCTGAAAATGCAGTCCCTGCACTGGATATTGCCGGAAGGAACCGTGGTACTCCACGGCTCTTTTTCCCATCTAGGGTTTCTGCTTTCAGCCATTCATACCACTCCCTTTCTTACGGCTGATTAACGACCTCAATATCAAAGAAAATATTGCTCCCTTGCTTATCGACCTTCGTAATGCGGAATTCAGTTCCTCGCTGAATTATCGTTTCAAATTCACCGCTGAAACTTGTTTGTCCGCTTAGTCCGTCCCAGTTCTGGCCGTGCCCTTGCCCAAAAGCTGAAAACGGCTCTGCATAAAGCATTTTAGTGCCTTTCGGAGCATAAACATTGAAAATATACCCCGAAAAGCCTGCGCCCTTTGCGCTGCCGCATGACACAAACGCTTCGTCCTTGACTACCTTGCCGACCAGCAGGTTATTCAAATCGCTTTGAGAAGCACCTGTCAGCACCGTTTCCGGAATTTGCAGGAACGAAGCAGCGCCAGATGATGTACCTATACCACGATTGAGCCAGATATCGAAGTTATACTGAGAACGGTCAATCAGGTCAGTGAGATGCTTTATCGCACTTTCGCTACCCTCGTTATCAAGACTGACATTTCCAACACCCTTAAAATTATACCAGTTTCCATCGTATCCGCGAAGGGGACGATTAAAGCTTCCGGAACCTGATGTATACTTCCATGCCGCCTGACGTTCGTCGGAGCTTGCTGCCTGCCACACTGTGCCACTTTTCGGACGAAGCGCAGCGTCTGCTGAAGCCTTTTCGTTGCCCTTAAACCAATACGCCGCATTCTTCCTCGATTGAGAATATGCGTCCGGTGCAAACGAAGCCGAACTGCCGCTCTTTGAAGCGAGTTTCGTAAGCTGTGACTGCGCCTGATTCTTTGTTGCCTGCAAAGCGGCATATTTCTTGCCTTGGGTTTCAAAATCGTCCAGCTCATTCAGCAGCACCTGCCATTTTGCCTTGTCAGCGGGATTTGAAGCAAGCTGCTGATTGAAATAATCCTTCTTGGCTTGAATTGTGCTCTGCTTGGCGCTATAGTCGGCGGCTGTAACAGGATTCTTCCATATATTATTATACTGCTTCTGTGCGATTTTGTCAATATCTTGCTGGGCTCCGTTGATTATATCAAGCAGCTTCTGTTTCTTTTCAGCCTTGGTAACTGTCTTGGTTTTTGGCAGAACTACTTCATCGCTCTCGCCGCACACCTTGCAATTCCGTACTTTCAGCCCTTCTGAAACGGAAGTAGGCTTGGTGACTATCTTGTACTTACCGAATTTATGCCCTGTTGCGGGAATATCATCGGCGTATGTATCACCGCAGCGTGTGCAGCAGTATTCTGTAAAGCCCTTGTCAACACAGGTCGGCTGAACTGTTTTGACTGCCTCATAATTATGACCGAGCGGCTGAGTTTCGGCGTCCTGATAACTGTCGCCGCATACGCTGCACTTGTGAAGCGTGTAACCTTTTTCGGTGCAGGTCGGCTGAATGATGGTATCGACATATCTGTGCCCGGTGGCAGGAACAGTTTCAACTTCGGTCTTGCCGCAAACAGCGCATACCTTTTCACGTTTCCCATCTTCTGTACAGGTCGGGGGCGTTTCGCTCTTATCAATGAAGTAATGCCCGTTCGCACAAGGATCTTTGCGTTTTCCGATCTCCGGAGCAGGTCCTTTCATGTTTTCAGAGGTGGATTTATTGTCCACAAACTCCCTCCGCCACTCCTCATAGGACATATCCGCAGGCACCTTAACGGTATTCCCGTCCTTATCCTTAGCCCGGCGCTCCAGACCTGCAAGCTCCTTGTCGCCGAAGTCCGCGATGGTGGTCGAGCGGCAGAACGGGTGCATGGGCGGGTAGTTCGTGCCGGGCTTTTTCTTTGCAAGCTCGAACGCCCTGCCGTCCAGAGCCGCGCAGCACTCGCAGGTGCGGCTGTCGAGGGTCGCTACGAACCTGTAACGCTCTATCCCGGCTTCGCCGTACGCCTTTGCCTGCGCGGCGTTCGCGACGTACGCGCTCTCAGTCCGGACGATTCTCCGGGCGCAGAACGCGTTAACTCCAAACTGCTCCTGGAATATCCGCGCGGTCTTTTCATTGGAGCGTCCGGAAAGCATGCTGACGAGCAGCTCGTTTTTGAGCCTAGCCGTCATGCCGCTTACGTCCTTCCAGATACTCTGTGAGTAATTCGCGCCGCTCCAGTTGGCGCGCAGAATCCGGTCAACGTCCTGCCGGGGGAACTTCGAGAAGCTGAATCCCAGCCCCGTGCCTTTCTGAATGCTGAATATTTCGTGGTAGTAGCTGTCCTCCGCGACATTCCGAAGCGCCGACGTGATGTGCCGGTTCTCGGTCTTGTACAGCTCCCGGCACTGGCGGTTGATATCCCTGTTCAGCTCCTCTATCCGGGTTATGCGGTAGCGGTACGCCCCGGCGCTGTTTATCGCGTTCAGCAGCGCTTCGCGTTTCTCCGGGTCGCCGACCTGCTGTGCCGCTTTCCGGAGCCTCTGGAGCGCCGTGCCGTCACCGGCGGCGTTCAGTATCTTTTTCGCTTCCGCTTCGGAGATGCCGAAAGACTGCATTCCGCGCATGACCGCCTTGACTTCCTTTTCGAGATACGCAGAGGTCTGCTTTATCGCCGCGTTCATCTCGGCGGCGGTTTCCTCGGCGGTGCCCATGCGGTCGTACATGTCCTGAGCGGCGCGGCGCTCCCAGTAATCACGACTGTTCATCGGTCATGTCCGGCGGGAGGTTCGGGAAATCGTTCTGCTGCTCCCTGACCTTCTCAGCGGCTCCCTCGGGGTCGTCCACAAAGGGCAGAAGCCCGAGCAGGATCTCCCGCGGAACCATGTCACGCAGCTCGGAAACAAGCTGTGCGACCTCGGTTTCGTTGACCGGCAGCGCCCTGGTGAACTGTATTGAAATATCCCGGCTGCTGATAGCGGCTTTCCCGGTGGTGCTCAGCCAGTTGCAGAGAAGCCGCAGGCGCTCCTTCAAACCCTCCCGGAAGTAGCGCTCCTTGATTTTCGTTATCTGCTCAAACCCGAGGAGCTTATAGCGCATTGCAACGCCGGAAGCGTTCCCACCGAAGCTCTCGTCGCTCATGCAGGGGACGTTCGCGAACTTGTGTATATCCTGCTCCAGCGACTTGCGGAGCACCTCCACGCTGTTCTCGTCGAACTGCCGCGTCAGCCATTCGGCGGAGCTGTCTGCGTCGAGCTCCAGCAGGCCGTTCTCCCGGAGCGCCTTGTAGCTTTCGGATTTCTCGTCGTTATCGTCGCCGAGGACTGAACCCTTGATAAGCAGTATCGCCTCGACGAACTGCTCCTTGTCGTTCACGCGGTCGCTCTGGAGGACGTTGTACGCGTCGATGAGCGACAGCACCGGCTCGAAATCGCTGCCGCAGGTGGAGTTGTTGTATATCTCGATAAGCGGCACCCCGCCCATTCCGTGAGGTCTGCTCTCAGCCCCGCCCGTGACAGAAAAGCCCGTGTCGGTCGTGAAATGCATGACATTTTCAGTATCGCAGAGATACACGGAATACCCGGTATCCTGGTTCGTGACGCTGTCGTGAAGCTTGTAATAATACACCCCTGCGACCGGCTTCTGCCGCACCGTGTCGTCGTAGATAACGAACGCCTGGCGCGGGTCCGGGGAATACAGCCGGGGCTGTCCGTCCTCGTCGGTGTAGATGAACTCGTACGCCGTATTCGCTTATGAGATTTCACGGTGCTGACGTTCCGGCGGCTGTTTCTGACTGCGAATATGATGAGTATAATGATATGTCCGGGCTATTTGGAAACCGCGATTCTGAAATCAAGGACCGCGGTTTTGTTATATATAGCAACGATGAGTATTTCGAGGCGTATTTAAATTACCTGAAGAATACCGGGGGCTATCAGTTTATTCGTTTTGCAAACGTCAGCGGGTCACAGTACATTGCTTTCGACCAGCGCGGTTTTGACAATATCAAGTCTTTTCTGATGCAGAAGCTCCAGACAAAACGTGAAGAAGCTGACCGCCTAGAAGCCGAAATCAACGAAGCATTCAGCGCTGCTGAGCCGACCGAAATTCCTAAAGATGAAAAATCCGAACTTTCAGAACTTATAGAAAAGCTCGGTTTACAAAGCCACTCATACACTTTCAGCGTTGTTTCTCTGGATTCGGAGATTTATGTTACCGGAGCGTATGTAGAGAGCGCTGACGAGCTGGATGAGCTTGGAATACTCAGTCAGTTTGACGAGGATTTCTCCCATGGTGATACTGTCCATGCTGAGATAAGTTATTATATCATCGGGCAGTCCGGCGTGGAATCCGAAAGGCTCCCGGACGAATTCTGCGGTGACATCATGTCGCACCTCAATACAGCAATCGAATATGCAGATCAACTTGAAGAACAGACTATCATGGTTGATTTCAATGATTATGAGATGGAGATTTAAAAGATGAGCAACTTGACGCCAAGAACAGTTGACGGTGGTTTTACCGTGATTGATTCAGTGCGCCTCAGTAACAAGACAGAAATAGTCATGGGACGCCGCGAAAGTTTCTATGGAATCAATTACGCGACATGGGAGTGCTCAGACGGCAACAATTATTACTGGGGACATTATGACATAAGTACCGAACAGCAGGCGCGACTTGATATGTTTGAACGTGCCGCTGAGAGAATGCGCCAGATTCTCCCGGAACAGTATTCCCAGTCTGAAGCTGAATCAGAAAATTCTGACGAAGACGAATGTGAAATGTGATATAATTATTGCGGTTCGATTTTATCGAGCCGCATATATGTAGACTGAAAGGTAACTACTTGATGTCTGCTCCACAGGTGCCTCACCGTGAGGCAGTAATTTGTTTCTGAATTGACCTTGACAAACAGCATTATTCGAAGTAAAATATAGATAGTACATCACTTAACACAAGGAGGGCTAACCAATGTTGACAGACAATCCGTATGATTCCTCAAGAAATAATCTGCCCCTTATGCGGTATCAGATTACCCAGACACATGAAGTCCTGAAGGAGTTTGTATCGCATATTAGCGGTTTTGTTACAAGGAACTATGTGTACACGGATAAGGAAATTCCCGAAAAAATAAAAATGCTGGAGGACGAAGCACAGGAAATCAAGAGAAGCTTCTCGCTTTCAGACACCCGTGAGATACTGAACAAACACGAAGCACGACTTGTTGAAATCGACAGTATCATAAAGGACGCTACACCGCTGCCGCACAGATAACACTGCTCATATGAATAGTACAGGGACAAGTGAATTTCATTTGTCCTTTTTCTTTTTCGGAGGATTTATGAAAGATTATTCAGAATATTCTGTTGAGGACTTTAACAGAGCTTTTATGAGGTTTTATGAAGCTCTCACATATGGAAAGCAGCCGGTCAAATCACCGACTGCTTTTTTATTAGGAGGTCAGGGTGGGTCCGGAAAATCATCAGTACATGAGTACCTGTCCTTCATGATTTTCCTGATCGCCAGCTCAAGGTACATATATGTTATCCGACTCACGGCAAGGACTGGAACGAGGATCTCCAGCAGTTCCGGCAGGTTGAGCCCGAAGGAATGAGTGTTCGTGAATATGTCAGCAGTGACAGCAATTCGTATTTCTCGTATCATGGCTTTCATTTTCAGCCGGTTGGAATTCTGCCTCCCGGAAACACTCTGAGTGACATTGCACAGGATATATCCTTGATTCCCGAAATGGGCTATAACGATGAATTTTCATATGCGGATTTTATCAGAGCAAACACTACCGGTAAGAACGCTGATATTTTCCGTTGCATCGAATCCAATCAGCTCTGTCTTCCCGGAGAAAATGAACTCTACGCCTATACCGGAGAATATCTTTCAACGTTTCACGTTCAAACCGCACAGGAGGAACAGCCGGACGATGATGAATGTGAAATGGAAATAGGATGAACTGTTAGTTTGTTGACATGACAATTATAATGGAAAGGAATTCACAATGGAAATTTACAAGAACAATCTTGAGTACGCCAAAAAGAATGGTGAGCGCGAACAGTATCTTCAGAACCTGGAGTTGTGTGATAAATGTGGGGCATTCATACGTCATTCTATTGCCGTAAATTTCAATTTCACCACTAAATATCTTGACGTCAAGACAATCACCGCAGAAGTTACTGAAAAATACGGCTTTGAGCGAACAATGCTTATGCTTGCGCTCCGAGTTGATAGCCTTAAAAATGACGGGCGCGTTGATATCGCTAATAAGGAATGGGCAAAAAAATTTCTTGTTAATTATCCCAATGCAGAAGAGCTCAGAAGAATAGCTGACCGGACGCTGGAAAGTGCTCATCCGGTTCTTCTTGATAACGTGGCAGAGGAAGTAAGGTTCACTTTCATGGAAATGAACAGGAGTAAAGAGCGTGAGGTCGAAGGCTACCGCATAATTCAGACGGTTAAAACCCCTTACGCTGAATTCCTCCTCGGTCAGAACAAGAATATGCCGAGCTATTATGCTACATGGTACAACGGCAATCATGACGGCGGTCTATCAACGATACAGGGGCACTATTTCACCTCAAACGATTCACAAAGCAATCTTCTTTCCGCATACCACGATCTTTATTCCCGTGCGCTCTCTGACGTAAATCAGCACACCCACTTTGAAGAGCCTGCGCCGAAAATAGGCTCGATCATCCGAACCGTCAACGGTCAGAATATGCAATTTGAACTGACCGACGAGGAATGTAACGGAATCTGGAATATGGTCGAGCAGCAGAATGTCGAGGGACGCTTTAAAGAACTGCTTAGCGAACGCGGCGTTCTTCCGGATTGGTCGGGCATGGAAAGCATAATCACAGATATGGCTGAAAAGTATCGGGATGATTTCGGGTACGGCTATGATGAAGATATGCAAGGATACATAGATGATCACGAAGATGAAATCAAAGAAATTACAGACAAATATCTGTATGGCGATATCTATGTTGACAAGGGCAATATTTCCGACTTTACCGGAAGAATAATGATCGTTCGCCCCGAACACATCAACTCCCGTGACGTTATTCCGGAGAATCAGCTTTTCCTTGCGCAGGAAGGACCTGGCTGCAACCCCGAGGATTACGGAAGCGAGATAAATGGAATATTCCTTTACGAACGTGAAGAAGCTTCCCTCACCAATGATTGTTTCCTCGGTGCAATGCGTGAGGAACACATACCTGAATGGGCAAATGAAGCCCGTGAAGATATCGCTGAGGAAAGCAGCGATGAAGAAGCTGATGATGAATATGAACCGGAAATGTAGTATGCAGGTGCCTCACCGTGATGCACCATAATCCAGCAGAATGAGTGCCTCACGGTGAGGCAGCGCCGAAAAAATTCTTTTTTCGGTAATCGCGCCGCCGCAGGCGGCGTCCGCACTCCGTGCGGCAGGAATAGTGCGGTGTACCGCACTACTTAACAGCGCAACGCCAAAGGCGTTGCCGGTGGTGTACCCACATTTCAGGTACACCATTTGTGGTGATATCCACAATATTACATTTCAAAGGAGGTGAAAGAGGTTGCCAAGAAAAAATCTTCAGAGGTCAGTTGTTTTACCGCCGGATACCGTTGAATCACTTAACAAATATGCTGCTCAGAATCACATCACTTCTTCTCAGGCTATAAGAAAATTTATTGAGCAGGGATTGTCTGTTGAAACTTACGAAAGCCATCAATCAGAGATACGCTCTTACATTCGCGAGGAAATAGAAAATACCCTGGCTGTCACAATGAAGCAGTACATGGATCGACTGATAAAAATGCAGGCGGTTACAACAAGAGTATCGTCCGCAGCGTTACAGTGTAATGTGGCAGTCCTCGCCGAAAACTACATTGATCAGGCTACTCCGGAAGAAATACTCGCCAACGCACTCCGACAGTCCTGCCGCATAACTCGAACTAAACCCAAGTCTGACGCCGAGTATCTTGCGGAAGCTCATGAATGGCTCAATGCTGATTTGGATACTCCGAGCGATAAATAAAATGAACAGGTGCATCACGGTGAGGCACCTAAAGAAAGTGAGATGATATCATGCCGAAGATAATTTACAAACAGCAGCACGTTGGGGATAACGGGCGCAAATTCTCTGCGTCACGCAACTCGCATTATGTCAAGTATATCGGTGAGCGTGAGCACGTCCTAAAAACATCTCACGAAACCAATCTTGTTAAATACATGGGTGAACGTGAGCACGCTGCTAAGTTTGATAATGCTGACCATACCATTGATTATGACATTACTGGAAAGCACGCTGCTGACAACATGGCTGAATATAATAACGGACTTTTTGGATATATAAACGGGAAGTTCTCGGACAAGTACAGTACGTCTGAAATGCAGAAATACGTCCGCAAAATATCCACACCACATCGCAATGTGTTTCACAGTGTGTTCTCCTTTACTCCCGAAAGTGCAGTTGAAGCCGGCTTAAACACTCTGGACGATTGGGAAAACTGGGTAAAATATCACATTAGTGATATTGCCAACTGCATGAATATGAAAATTGAAAACATTGAATATCTTGCCGCAGTCCACCTTAAAGAGGGACAGCCTCATGTACATATCATATGGTGGGATAAACAGCAGCAGGTTCTTATAAACAAAGTTGATCCTATAGTATGTGACAATATACGGATAGCTGCAATAAAAAGCACATATCACGATCAGTTCGTTGCACTCCATAATAATGAAGATAAGCTGATAAGGAAACTTCGAAGCGACATAGCCGATTACGCTGCTAGTTCACTAGCTGAAATTCCATCAGATGTTTACTCGCGAAAAATTATCGCTGGGATAGAGCATATCCACGACATAATTCCTAAAAAGGGACGCACTGCATATAAATATATGCCAGCCGAAGTCAAGAAAGAGATTGATATATTATCCCATTTCATCATAGATAACAATCCCGATTTCAGGTCAACCTATGAAGAAATATGCGAGCTTCGTCGGTTGTATAACGAAATGCTTCATAGCGATGAAACCAATTACGGCAAGCTGCAATTAGCTACATTCATGGGTAAAATCAATAACGAAATCGAAAGCTCCATCGGTAACGCAATATTAAAGCTAATAATGAAAGAGCAGAAAGCCGGACACTGGAACACTTCGGCTGATAACTCGTTCCAGGCTCACAATGATACAGAGCTGCCTCACGATGAGGCACCTCCGTTTTTCAATGATAAGCCTGATTCAGACCAGAGCATTGATAGAAACCCTAAGCCTGATCCCAATAATGACCTGCCTCACGGCGAGGCACCTGTATCACGAAAGCTGTATATCAGCTCATTTGCAATAAGAGAAGCCAGAAATGCTGTAAAGGATAAGGATTACGACAGAGCACTGGAATTATTCTCCAAAGAAGCCGACAAAGGAAATATCCTTGCCAAGTATGAAATTGCAGACCTCTGCCGCAGAAATCTGTGTCAGGGTAACGCTTTTGAAATCTACCGTGAAGCACTGAACGGCTTTCTGGAGATTGAACCGCGAACCAGCCAAAAGGCATATGTTCACTACCGGATAGGCAGAATGTTTTATGACGGCTATGGAACGGATATAGATTACGAAGAAGCATTCAAGTGGCTGAAAAAAGCCGCCGACGAAGGTAATCATCTTTCGGAATTTGTAGTCGGAAAAATGTTATGCAATGGGACCGGCACAGAAAAGGACACGGAAGCCGGCACTGAATACTTGACGAGAGCTGCCAACTCCGGGAATGAATACGCACAGAATTATCTTGATTCTCGGACTTCCTGGGAGCAAGGGTGTGTTGTAAAGCTGGTCGGTTCTGTCGGGCGTTTGCTGTCAGAAAATCTGGAAAGCAGCCGTGCTGCAATGGCGGAATGCTCTGCGGCAGTATTCGGTCATGGTGATCTGAGCAAGGAACAGATACGAGAACTTATTCTGAAGAAGCAGGATAAGGAAAACACCGCCGAAATGTGAGGTGTCTCACGGTGAGGCACCAGTTAATGAAAGTGAGTAAACTCTTATGGATTTATATAGCCAGCTTAGCAGAATTGAAGAGCTTCGCCAAAAGCTGTCGAAGCTCAAACCGTTGAACTACGACGAGGAGAAAAGACTTCGTGATGAATTTGCTATTCGGAATACATACAATTCCAATGCACTCGAGGGATGTACACTCACTCTCCAGGAAACTGCTCAGATTTTCAAAGACGACATTGCAATCGCCGGTCATCCTTTGAAAGAACAGCTTGAAGTCATCGGACACAAAGACGCTTTTTATTATATTGTTGAAATGTCGCAGTCGCAATATAATAACAGATTGCTGGATACATTTGAAATCAATATGCTTCACTTTCTTACAGACGACCGATTTAAAACTGGTTTGTTCAGGCGCAATGCCTTAACAGCGGTAGGAAGCACAAGCGCTACATCAAAGCTTTATGATATTGAGCGCCAGATGATGAAGCTGCTCAGTGACTACGGAAAAGCGGATATTGATTTCTTTGGCAGAATGGCACAGTTCCATCTTGGCTTTGAAACGCTCTACCCGTTTGGTAACGGTAACGGGCGAACAGGCAGGCTTGTTCTTAATCTCGAACTGTTAAAAGGCGGCTACCGTCCTGTCGATATAAAATGTACCGATAAGCAAAGATACTGCGAAGCTTTTGATGAGTACCGTAATTCAGGCAGCACTGAAGCAATGAAAGCTCTGCTGGTGGAACATGAACTCACCGAGCTTGAAGAATACGTCACGATCGTCGAGCAGGCGTGAGCTTCACACCAGAAATATAATCACCTGCCTCACCGTGAGGCACCTGTTTGTTTGGAGGACGAAATGATATACTGTTTCAAAAAGCTGCGTGAGTTAAGACTTACACATATCTTTTTTCTTCATTATTCTATCTCGCTGCTTATCGGCGGCGCGGCAATAGCAGGACTGATTCTGCTTGGCGGGGGTTTACAATTTTACTCCGTTGTGGTATTATGTATTATGTATACACAGCCAACTTTCTTTATTCTCAGGCGTATAAAGATGTATGAGGTTAAGCACGAATTGAAATACGGAAATTATAGCGTGTCTGAAAAGTTCGAACTTGCTATTCAATCTTCCATCGTGAAACCGAGCATAGACAAAGATTTCATTATAAATGTAATTGTAATTTTTTTGTTTTCAGTATGCTTTTTCTTCTATAATTTTTACCTGCTGAATTATTATGAATATTATATGTGGCTGCCTTTTTTGCTAGTCAATATTCCTGGTATAGCAGCAATGCTGTCTCTTGTTAGAATTCCAAAAGAATAGAGGTTCCCATGGACATAATACTGAATTTTATTGCTGTAATTTTCTTTTCGATCAGCATTTTTGAGTTATACCGCTTATGTTATATCATGAAACATACTCACAATATAACAGATTATCTTTGTGTATGCGATTGGTTTGGTAAATACACAAAAATCAGCCAGCGGATACGCAACAAAAGTGTGGTTGAGGAAATACATGAAAAATACAGAAATATGCCCATTCGTGAACAAATAGCGGAATATGGTCGCCTTTTTGAAGCAGATTTTAACGAGCTTTTTGATAAGCTTCAGCCTGGTATTCATTACAGAGTGACAACGCATTACAAACGCGTCATGGAAAGGGCTATAGCTGACGGCAAGATAAAGTTGATCTGCCCGGTCAAGGAACTGAAGAACCGGACGCTCCGGGAGCTTAAGCCGTTGCTGGGCAGAATGGATTACAGACTTGCCAGAAAATGTGTCAAGAAGAATCCACAGGCAATTCGCTGCTGTGACAAATGCAAACGCATATCGGCTTGCCAATGCAGACGTGGAGGAATTTGTTCCATCATATCCGAAAAAGGATTTGCAAGGTATGACTTTGAAATAGTATGAGGTGTCTCATGGTGAGGCACCTCCAAAGCGATTCAAGATGGTTCATAGAAATAAACCTGCTTTTATTATATTCTATTACTTGACAAACCATCAAAAATTGTTTACAATATGATTATTGAAAGGAGTGATTCCGTGGAATATAAACCAAAGTTTCACATGACAGTCGAGCAGAACATATTTGTGGCGAAGCGTAACATTGTAGATTATATCTGGAAGTCGGCACGGCTTGAGGGCATAAACGTTACTTTTCCACAGACTTATGCTATCATAGAAAAATCAAGAGTCAACGGCGTTGATGTTGAAGACATATTGAAAATCACCAATCTTAAACACGCATGGCAGTATGTGTTCGACAGTATCGGCAAGCCAATGAATCTGGATTTCCTTTGCAGTCTGCATTCTGAGGTTGCAAGAGATGAAGAGTTAATGTGGGGTAAACTCCGAACAGGTAATGTTTTCATTTCGGGAACCTCTTACGTCCCCCCTATACCTAAAGCTGACGAAGTGCAGTCTGCTATTCAGAGATTGCTAACTATACCCAATCCGACTGAACGAAGCATTGAAATAATGCTTTGGGGAATGAAATCTCAGCTTTTCTGGGACGGCAATAAAAGGAACTCAATGCTTGCGGCAAATAAGATCATGATTGAAAATGGCTGCGGAATAATTTCTGTTCCAAATGAGTGCCTTGAAAAATTCAATGAAATCCTCTGTGACTACTATACTAATGATACCCTTGAACAAGCAAAAGAATTTGTCTATGAACACTGTATCGATGGTATAGATTTCACTGAACACCAGGACGATGAAGAGGACGAAAATCTCACTCCTGATATGTAATGCTGCCTCACCATGAGTCAGCTCATAAATATGGTGATTCACTTAAAACCCCTGCCTCACGGTGAGGCACCCCTATAAATAAACTCAGGCGCGTTCATAGCAATGCGCCTGTTTTTATTGCCCGAGTGCTGAAAAACAAATTGACATCTTGGATTCGTCAATGTGCACAAAAGGCGTTGTATAGGTTTGTGGAAAGTTTTATACACAAACTAATTGACAAAGGCTTGTTTCTATGATATAATATAATCAAGAAGAAATATAGCCTACACTAAGGAGGATCTAAATATGAAACACACTACACTCAAACTCGTGACCGCTGCCATGATAATCTCTGCAACAGCATTGTTTGTCGGCGGCTGCTCCAACAAGGCGCAGGACATTGACCTCACGCTTATCGGCGGTGATGGACAGGATATTGAAAACAGATACACTGTTGATATCCGATACGATACTGACGAGGCTTCTATCAACAGCGACACGGCTATCGTCATCTCTACCGCGGAACCCGAGGAAATCAGCGAGCCCGACATACCGAAAGAAAAAACCACTGCTCCGGAAACCACACCGGCTACAACCAAGGCAACACAGCCGGCTGTCACCATCACGACCGACAAGCCACAGGTAACTACACCTGCCCAGACAGTACGCACCAATCTTCCTAAGGTCACAGCAGAACCGCAGTATACAACCGCAGCCACCACTACCACAAAGCCTGCAAAGCAGACTGAGCCGGCTGAAATCAAAACTGATGAGAACGGCTTCCCTGCGAACCCGGAAGTAAATCAGACTTTCGTGGACAGTACCGGTACAGAGTATATCTACAATGGAATATTCGGCTGGATCCAGGGCGATGACGGCAATCCTGATGTCCAGGAGTTCCCGGATAATTATGAAGGTGGAATATTCGGCGGTGGTCAGAGCGTTCTTCACTAAAAACTAAATACCAAGAATAGGTGCTTCACGGTGAGGCACCTATTTATTCTTTATGTGAACAGGAGGATTTATTTGAAACTGAAAAAATTAGTTTTAAGACTTACTGCTATACTTTTAATTCTGTCATTCAGTTCAACAACGGCTTTTGCAGGGTTGAACCTCGGCAATGATGATGGAACCAACTTTAAAGGCGGTACATCAAACAATTACTGGGGAGTCTACACAGACGGCGGCATTCCCTTGAACGATACAGAGGGGCTCCGTGTCACGGTTTATAACGCTAAAACCAATGATAAAGCGTTTAATACCATAGACATTACGGGGAATGCTAATATTTCTGCTGCGTCAGCAATGCAGTATTTTTCAGACGGCAATGAACTAATATCTAAAACCACATGGCTCAACTATGTTAGCAGCACATATAACAGTGTGTCAGAATCAGATATGTCAAAATTTAATAGCGCTGTAATGTCAAGAGCTTCCAGCGGAGGTGGTTATAAATCACAGTACATACCTGATTTAGCCAGCATAGATATAGTGTCTGTAAATAACAGCTCAAATCTTGCAGCAATAAAGGAAGCATTGAGTTCTGTTAATTTTTTGAAGAATTTATGCGATCTTATAGGCGGTGGTCTTACATACGAAGACATCGCCCAGGGTAAATACAAAATTGCCTTTGAACCGGTTGCATATTTCCGATACAATGGTCAGAACTGGGCGATGAGCGCGACCGAATGCGGTCTGCTCAACAAGTACATGAAGAACTATTTCACTGCAGGCTGGAACAGCACAAATAATCTCCGCGCCCTGCTCGGTCCTCTGACGCACTCCAATCTGCCACGTTCTGCATTCCTGGAAAATAAAGATCTTGGAATTTCAGTGTACTCCCCTTCCAGCAGCGATTATTACAATGGAAACTCCAGTTATAACAGCGACACCTGCATAATCCGCTGCATGGGTATCGGCGTACTGAGTGCAGAGGAGCCGCCGGACGATGATATAGGTGAGGAGAGTACAAGCTCAGCTGAATACCACACCGATACGGACGTATACACTTCTTTCTATGCAATCAATGTGGGTGATGTGCCATTTATAGGCGAATCCTCTTTCAGCATTTACGACAGCGGTGGCGAAACTCCGAGAAAATATGAGCAGCTAAAAGAAGAAAACAAGAAGCTCATTCATGCCACCGGAAGTCAATCAGGTGTTACGTATTACTATGCATACACTTCGACTGAACTTGAAACAGTATATGCTGATGATGACGAGAAAATAGATGTGTTTATCGACAATCCTGCTTATGTACCAGACGAAGATGGAGAAATGCCATATGTATCGCCATATGTGAGGCTTGGTTCATTCAAGCACGGCGATGAAATGAGATTAAGCAACACATTTAAGGGAACAGTTTCATATAAAATAAAAACTACGTCTGGTTCAACAATAAAATCCGGCACAGTAAACATTACCTGTCCCGCCGGCGGTGAGGAAGCTATGGGTTGGATAAAGTGGCACACTCCCAGACGAGAACAATCTGTAGTGATAACACTTGAATCTAAACGCGATACGCTGATACTTCTTGATGAGAACGGCGATCAGTGTGAAAAGCTGATCATCAATGCGGATATCGCAAAGGTAAAGGAATCGACGCCGCCCGATCCTCAGGTTTCTGATACCCGTCCGTCGTGGCAGAAAATATATTCGCAGTCCTCGGTGCAGGATCGCATTTCAGAATATGTTTCCAACAACAGTTTACAGGAGCTTAGCTGGTACACTTGGTCAATAGGCGCAAGCTGGACACAGCACTGGGACTGGACCGACAAGAGAGTCAGTGTTATAACGGGCGGAATGACAGATCCGTCAAGCGATACACCTTACTGGGATGCTGAGACCAAAACTGAAGATATTACTTTTACGTCTTGGGGTGTAGACAACCACTACTTTGCGTCTGCGACTGCCGAGAGAATGTCGGGCAAGTTCTATACCGGTGCGGTGCTTATATCTAAAGCTGACCTTCAGCTTGAAAAAGTAACTTATTCGGTATCCATGTCGGCTGAGGCAACGATATCTCCGTCAGACTACTGCAAGACCGCTACATACAGCGAATCCAACGGTAAGTATACCATGAAATCCGGCTATGGAATTCAAATAAACGTTGATACACACCTCTCCGGGGATACACAGTACTGCACCGGAAGCCAGACAGCAAACGTTCTGTTCCCGGAGTTTAATTACAACCGCCACAATACTACGCTTTACAATCGCCTGCTTGAAAAGGTCAACGGCAGCTTCGTATTCAAGAAGAACAAATACTCGACCTACAATGACCGAGTGCACTTCACACCGATATGGTTCCCGGACAAGAAAAACTATACCGTATATGTTGAGGTGTTCGACGTGTGGTGTCCTGCGGGTCAGCTCTCCGTAAGACTAACCGATCAGATTTACATCAAGGGCAATGTTTACGATGATTGGCACATCGCGCCGGTAAAGCCTTGATTTTTCTTTTCGGATTTATTACTGTCTCACGGTGAGGCACCCCAAAACTGAATAACTAAAGGCACAGTGTAATTTGATTATGCTGTGCCTTTTTGTATCTAAAGGAGGATTTTATGAACGTAAACCATGGCATAACCGATACCGGTAAGCTGAAAACCATTGAAATCGACAAGTACGAACCCATTCCGGATAAGCCCGGACGCTGCCGCGCAGTTGGACAGGCAAGCAAGCAGGAGATATTCGATCAGCTGAAAGACCACCTCGAATATGTCGGAATGCTCCCTGATGAGTATTTCATAATTTCAACACAGCAGCCCGAAATCATTCCGGAAAACTGGCGTGATTTCACCTGCAACGTTTCATACGGCGGAAGCGAAGGAATATATCTCGATATCTCCCTCAATACCGCAAGTGGCTCTCAAAGCTTCATCACCGGAAAAACCCTCAGCGAAGATGTGGAGAGTTTCCTGAATATGTCCCGTGCCGCTGCCGAGTGCAACCTCATGCTCAACGGAAACGGAAGCGTTAAGGCGTTGCCGCGTGATATCGCAGAATATCTTGAATACATGAGCGAAATCGAGGACAAGGATTACTCAATCGAAGATACCGATGAAATGGAACGGTGAAAGGTGGTTCAAAAATGATAACCAAAGGGAATGTTTCGACATTCAGCTTTTACGTCAGGGCGTTTGATACCAAAAACAACTACAGGAATTACGGGGAGCCTGCCACTCAGCTCTCGCTTGAACAGGCAAAAGAAGAGTTTGCCAAGCGCTGTGCTCAGAACCCTTTGAGCGTAAATACGATGCTTGGTGTAGAGTATTCCGCCAAGAACGCAGAACTCAATAAGCACGGAGTGGGGGCTGTTGATCTGCTCCAGTGCATTAACGGTCATCTGAATCTGTCCGAGGATTATAAACTGGACGAGGTACTGGCACACGAAACGCTTATTTCGGTCAACGCAGTATCTATCCTTAAGCGCGAAGCAGACAGATTACAGAGAATAAGCGACAATGCCACTGCCAAATGTGCAAAGAGGATAAGCGACAATATCCGTACCGCCTGCGTCAATACGGAAGCTGCAGAGCAGTTCATGAAATCACTTGCCGATGAATACGGCATAGACCGCGTTAAGGATATCGTTGCCAACGAACTGTTCGGCAATAATGAGATTGCCAATGCAGAAATTGCCGAATACCTCAGCAGTTCGTTTGACGGCAAATATGACAGCAGATTTGCTGTTTTCGGTAACTCTGAACAGCTTGAAATGCTTGCCCATGCAGCTCAGCGCGTGGAGGACAGCTTATCGGAAACAGAATCAAAACTGCGCAACAGCGGTCTTGTCTATGGCGATAGCAATTCTATCAGAGATAAGTCAGCCGACATCAAGTCTGAGATAGACCATCACAATCGCATTGAGGACGAAGGGCTTGCACCAGATGACGGGCTGAGCCTATGAAAGAAAAAATACTGCTGGTGTTACTGATCCTGGCATTGTGCCTGAGCACCTGCCAGACCGAATACTATCCCGCCGCCGGTTACAGTTCAATGTACGGCGGCGATGTTCTTTATGAGTGGAATGTTGATGCGTTATCAATATATACATTCAAGGGAATAAGGCTGTAAGGAGTGTGACGTATTGAAAAACAACAGCATAAAGTACCGAATTCCTGTATGCATTTTTCTTTTCGTGTCCGGTACCATCATATCGATTTTGTTTTCTAACGCTCTGAATGATATGATAGTGTACGGCAGGCTGACCACACAACTTACGGATCCGGGCGCGCTTATCGGAAATATCTTCACACAGGATAAACTCGGACAGTTGTTCCTTCTGCTTGAAGCACTTGTGGTTCTGATATGCATTGTATATTTTGTCTGCGCAAAACGCACATATCAGGCAGACACATACGCCGTGACAGATAACCTTTCCATCCCTGTCCCGTATGGTCAGGGACAGCACGGCACTACATGGTTCATGTCCGAAAAAGAAAAAAAGAAGGTATTTGATTATATCAAAATATCGCCTATGAATCCCCTAGTTTCAAAACTGGTGGCTTTAGGCAAGGAACGGTATGAGGCTATTGAAAATGGCGAAGAATATACCCCACCGAAATTGGACAAGACACTGTGCAAAAGCGGCGGAATTGTTCTTGCAAGGGAAATGTCCGGGGATATCGAATGCTTGCCGTGCATTACCGATGATATACATACGCTGACAATCGGCGCGACGCGCAGCGGTAAATCACGCTGCCTTGTATTGCAATCAATATGCACCATAGCTTTAGCCGGCGAAGGACTTGTTGTAAATGACCCCAAAGGCGAGTTATATCATTACACGCACTGTTACCTGGAAAGCCTGGGATATACCGTTCGTGTAGTTGATTTCAATTCCCCACAAAAATCTAGTCACTATAATCCGCTTCAGGTAATCATCGATGATGTGAATAAAGGTAATCTTGACGCTGCACAGAGATCTATGTGGGATTTCGTGACATTTCTTGTAGAGAAGAATGACCATACTGAACCAATCTGGACGAACGGTGAGTGTGCTGTCATCGCCGCCGCGGTAATGTGCGTGGTTTACGATAATAAGGACCACCCCGAATACCAAAACCTCACAAATGTGTACAACTTCATCGCTAATATGTGCAAGACCGTAAATAAGGTCATGCCGATTGACGCATATATGAACAAGCTCCCGGACAGTCACCCGGCAAAAAGCCTTATGGCAATCGCAAAAATAGCTCCGGATAGAATGGGTGGATCATTCTTTACATCGGCGCTGACCACGCTGCGCTTGTACATAACGAACGATATGTATAACATAACTAAGGAGTCTGAGTTTTCCTTTGAGGATATGGGGGCTAAACCCAAGCAGGCTCTTTTTTATTTGCTTCCTGACCAGAAAACCACCTATTATCCTATTGTGTCGCTTCTTGTGGCACAGCAGTATGAACAGCTTGTAACCTATGCGAAAACGCGAGGAAACCGACTTCCCAACCGTATGAATTTCATACTTGATGAGTTCGGAAACTTTACTGCTATTCCGGATATTCAGTCAAAAATGACCGTAGGCGGTGGCTATGGAATACGCTGGAACCTGTTTATTCAGGATTTCAATCAGCTTATAGACAAATACGGACAGGAGGTCGCAAAGATCATTCAGTCCAACTGTAATTTCTGGATCTACCTGCATTCGCAGGATAACTCAACGAACAAGGAAATATCCGACAGACTGGGCAAATACACCACATCGACATATTCTCTGGGCGGAACAACGCAGAAATATGCTGCACCGTCAAGCTCTACCAACATACAGCTTTCTGAACGCAGTCTGCTTTTTCCTGACGAGGTTGCTTTAATCCAGCGACCTTATCAGATAGTTACATCAATTTATAAGCCGGTGGTCATGAAGTCACCGGACATTTCACAATGGATGTTCAATATCATGCTGGGCATGGGCGATAAAGCGCACAACACCAAGCTCATCGATCTTGATGAAAAACTTCGTCCGGAACGTGGCACAGCGTTCACCGAACAAATACTTTGGAAACCCTGGGAGGAAATCTTGCAGACAGCTGCTCCCGTGCAGGCTGCCTCGCCAAGATTTTCCGAACCTGGTTTACATAACAAACCACCATACTTCAGAAAGGGGTGAAATAAATGAAAAAGCTCAAAAGGTTCATCTCAATGATCATGGCAATGGCGACATCTGCTATGCTGGCTATAACAGCCAATGCAGAAGGCGGCGACCTTGCTTCATCTAAAGCAGTGACTGGTACAAAGGCGCTGCTTGATGATCTCTCCAATGTGCTACTGGTAGTCGCTCCGATTGCTGGTACGGCTTGCGTGATCTATTTTGCTGTGCGTCATGGTGCAGCAGATGAAATGGATCAGAAAAAATGGAAGCAGCGCATTGTTGTTGCTGTCGTTTCCATAGTAGTTGCTGTAGTGGCTTCGGCTCTCATCAAGGTACTCGTAAGCTATTACCAGTAAGGAGAGGTAACATGACCACAGATTACACATCGGGATTTCCACCCTAGCTTTGGTAATTCCTTTCAGCAAAACTTCTTACGGAGGAAACACCATGAATATTTCATGCGAACCCAGGAGCATACGCATTTTATCGAGCAATGGTAATCGACTTGCGACTGCAAGCATTACCATTGACGGAGCCTTTGTCGTTCGCAATCTCAGCCTTATGAACGGCTCAAAGGGTATGTTTGTGAATATGCCCCAGCAGAAAGGTGTTGACGATAAGGGAAACACCAAGTATTACGATATTGCTTTTCCGCTTACCGCAGAGCTTAGAACAGCAATATCAGAGGCGGTCATTGGCGCTTACAAAGAACGTCTGAAAGAGCTTCAGACCAATGCGGCGCATGACGATACACAGTCCGAAGCCAGCACGTCAGCTGAGGATTACGAAGAAGACGACGTGAACGAAAGATTTTAATTTACAGGAGGATTTCTAACATGAAGACAATCAGAAACAAGCTCATTTTCAAGGCGTTCCAGGCAAAGGAAGCAGCAAGAGAGAAGGCGCTTATGCTCAAGGCAAGAGTGCTGGACACAACCGGCGAGGGATATGTTGATACTGCTGTCAAGATCATCATCGCCGTTGTAATCGGCGGACTGCTCCTTGCAGGACTGGTCGCACTGTTCAACACAGTGATCATGCCCAGAGTAAACACCGAGGTCAACAGCCTGTTCGATGCTGCTTAATACATCGGCATTCATCGTTGATAGGGGCGCAGTAATGCGCCCCTATTTCAGATGAGAAAGGTACATAAATGACTTTTATACTCATCATTCTTATCGGAGCAATTCTATCAGGAATTGTGTCGCTTTTTTTCTCGTCGGAAATGCTTGTAGGTCTGTATGATGTCGTATTCAATAGTGGAATTACAATGCAGACGATAACAGGAGTGGAGTTTTTTGGACTTATAATGCCCATATCATATGGTGTGGGAATAAGCCTTATAATCCTCAAATTCTTGAAGAAAGCATTTGACATCTATGTCCTCTGGACTGACGGTGATCCTGACGCGGATCCGTTTTTGCTGCTGACTAATTTTGTCCGGGCGGTAGGAACTGCGCTGATATTCCAATGGCTCTACGGATTATTTGTCGATATTTTCCGCGATATTACGAATACCATCATTGAACGAATAAATTCAAACTGCAATCCGACCGTTGAATGGGTCAATTCCATAACCAGTCTGGGAATAGTTCCTGCAATATGCGGACTGATATTCATTATATGCTACCTGATATTGCTTTTGTCATTCATGGCGCGTGGGGTTGAGATGATGGTCATGCGCATTGGCGTACCGCTTGCCTGCGTGGGACTGCTTGACAACGACAAAGGAGTTTTCCGGGCATATATCAATCAGTTCGTAAAGGCATTCGCTACAACCATAGTGCAGATCATGCTCTGTAAAATCGGTCTTTCCCTAATGCTTAATTCTACCATGATTACGGGACTGAACATATTCTGGGGTATCGCCTGCATGATTGGCGCAATATCTATGCCAAAGATACTCAGAGAATTCCTTGTTCCTACTGGTGGCGATGGCCACATTGGCAATACAGTATTCCAGACCGTGCACGTTGCTTCGCTTGCAAAGAGTGTCTTTACCAAGTAGGCGGTGAGTTATGGACACATTAAACACATTGAGCCTGTGTATGCAGGGGATCATTTCAGCCGGACTGATTATGAGAATCATCTTTTGTGCTATCAAGCTCATGCATGAGGAAGATGAAGCTGCCAGGTACAAAAAACGTATCAAAAACTCAGTGGTAATGCTGATAATTGCGCAGCTGATATTCCCGATAAAAGAAATTCTGATATCGTATTTCGGAAACGGTTACTAAGGAGGCACACATGGACGATGACAAGCTATATATTCCGTATGGTCTTTCCATTGACCAGGAATACTTTCCAGGTTTCGGCGGCAGGGAACTACGACAGTTCTTTGTCGGAATACTCGGCTCAGGAATAATTGGAGCGCTGCTGCTTATTTTTACCGGGCAGCTCCTTGCAATGATAGTTGCGCTGATGATCGGCGCGGCTGGCACCATGATGGCTGTACGCAAGGATCCGTATACTCGGATATCTGTTGTTGGTCAGATATCTGATATAATACATTTCCACAAGTCCCAGAAGCAATACAAGTACATCTACACTGCGCCGTGGGATATCAAGTGACTGTTTTTTCGCTGGTGGCAATTTATCTTTTCGGAATATCCCGTCAGGACATACGCCGCCACGAAATATCGAACTTCGCCCCGGTAGTACTCATTCTTGCAAGCCCGTTCATAAGCACCACACCAACAGTGGAACGAATGGTAGGCTTGTTTGGACTTTTTCTGCCGCTAATGGCAGTCAACTTTCTCACCAATGGCTTTGGCATGGGAGATGTAAAGCTATGTGCGGCTTTCGGCTGGGTTCTCGGAGCGTTTACCGGATACTGTTCACTTGCCGTTGCACTCACCGCAGCTGTTGTAGTGGGAAAAATCACGAATAACAAATTGCTGCCGCTTGCTCCCTTTTTATCTGGAGCAGGAATGGCAGCAATTATTTTTAGGGAGGTTTTAATTTCATGTTAAAAAACCGCACGCTTATCGGAATTGTTCTGATCGTAGCAGCAATCGGACTTTGCTTCGGCATATCTCCGCTGTTCAATACGATTCTCGCAAGCAAAACAACTATCATCAGGTTGAAGCAGGATATTCCGCAGGGAGTTCAGATCACCGGCTCTATGCTCGAAGCTGTTGAAGTAGGCACTATGAACCTGCCGGCAGATATGCAGAATGACCCGAAAAAGATAATCGGCAAGTATTCCGTTACTGCTATGTTCGCCGGCGACAGCTTCAACGATAAGAAGCTCTCGGATACAATAGACACTTCGGACAGCCTGCTCCGTCAGCTGAAGCCAAACGAAACCGCTATGTCCGTTACAGTCAAATCTCTTGCAAACGGACTTTCTGGTAAGCTCCAGCAGGGCGACATTATCCAGATCGTTTCCGTTGACGAGGACGATAAGGCGCAGATTTTTGAGGAACTCCAGTATGTAGAGGTTCTTGCGACCACTTCGGACAAAGGCTCCGATAACACTTATAATGACGGCGAAGTTAATGCGAATGCGGAAGACGAGGAGGAGCAGTCCCTCTATGCGACTGTGACTATCATTCTGCAGGACAGAGCACAGGCGCTGAGATTAGCAGAATGCGAAAACACTTCTCTTCATGCAATATTCGTATGCCGCGGCGATGAAGAATACAAGCAGAAGTGCCTTAAAGCACAGCTTGACCTCCTTACTGGCGGCGCTGATGAAACAGCAGAAGCTACATCTGAAGCTGATACCGAGGAAGCTCAGCCGGCGATGAATATTCCCGAAAATAAAAATCAGAATAATGCTCCTGCAGGAAGTGAGGAAGCAGCTCATGGCGCATAAGATTATTGCCGTATACGGAAACTCCGGAAGCTACAAGACAACCACGGCGCTTTCCCTTGCCAGGTATATGGCTTCTAAGGGGACCAACATTATTCTTGTCGGCGCTGACACTACCAAACCGCTTCTTCCTGTTGCAGCTCCTCTTGAGAGTAAGTTCGCCGGCTCTCTGGGCAAGGCTCTTTCTTCCGTCGATTTCGATCGTGATATGATTCTCAAGAATATCTACATGGCAACAGACCATGTCGGAATACTGTCCTACAACATTCGCGAGAATGCCAATACATACGCAGTCGTATCACAGGAGCGTATTGACGATCTGTATATGCAGCTCAGACAGCAGTCTGACACGGACATCATCGTTGACTGCACGTCTGATATTTCACAGAGCAAACTGACGGCAAAGGCTGTAATTACCGCTGATGTGGTTATTGAGCTGCTCACCTGCGATACTAACGGTCTAGTATTTGACGGTTCGCAGGAGCCGATATTGCAGTCAGAACAGTATACATACCGCAAGTTCGTTCGAATGATGTCATTCAGCAGCGTTTTCAAGCAGGACGAAGCCGCCATGAAAAACGCAATGGGACGCATTTCCGGCACGATTCCTTACTGCCCGAAAGCAGCTGAATATCTCAATCAGGGTACACTGCTGACCAAAGGCGTTGATGACCGCACATATAACACGACCATAAAATCGCTTGCGGAAATAATAATGAAGGAGGAATGAACATGGGATTTTCTTTCAAAAATCTTTTCAAAAAGGACAAACCCCAGGAAGACACCGAGCACGTTTCCCTTGAGAAAAGCGCCGAATCAGATTCTGCAAAGACCGAAGCCAGGGCAAAGCACAAAAAGGGTGAAGTGGTAATCGCCGATTCCGGAAATGTCAAGGAAGTATCCAGAGTAATGCTGAAGTTCGATCAGCTCCTCCGGGCAACACAGGAATATATGTCCAAAACATACGGACTTGAACTGTACTCATCTGACAAGCGCGACACCATGAAGCAGCTTATCAAGCAGTATATGAAAGATAATAACTACTACATTGCTGGTGTTACGCTTGCGGACGCTGCTGACCAGCTCTACCGCGAAATGGCGGAATATTCATTTCTGACGCCGCTTCTCGCCCGAAAGGACATTGAGGAAATCAACATTAATGCCTGGGACGACATACAGATTATCCCCTCAAAGGGTAAGCCGTACAAGCTGGAAGAGCATTTCACATCACCGCAGCACGCTCTCGATGTAGTGCGCCGTATGCTTCATAATAACAAGCTGGTATTCGATGCTTCCCGACCGCTTGTTACCGGATTCCTTGATAAGAATATCCGTATTTCTGCCGTTCATTCGCTTGTTGTAGGCGAAGATGTCGGTGTTGCCGTGTCTATCCGTATCGTCAATCCCTGCAAGATAACCAAGAAACAGTTCATTGAGAGCGAAATGTGTACAGAGGAAATATACGACTTCCTTGTTATATCGTTCATACATGGCATTTCTCAGGTGTATGCCGGCGCAACAGGTTCCGGAAAAACAACGTTCATGGCTGATATAATGAGCAACTTCCCGGACGACAGACGTCTCATCACCATCGAAAAATCCGTGCGTGAGTTTATGCTTAAGAAATATGATGATAACGGAAAAGCAATCAACAATGTCGTTCATTTTGTTACTTACGAAAGCGACGATCCGAGCCGCTGCGTAACCATGCGCGACCTGCTCACCAAGTGCCTGACAATGGATCCGGACAGTATATGCGTTGCCGAAATGAAGAACGAGGAAGCATGGGAAGCGCAGGAAGCAGCACGAACCGGACACACGGTACTCACGACAACTCACGCTTCTGGCGTAAAAGGCGTATATCCCCGTCTTGCAACGCTCTGTATGCAGCTTTATGGCGATACTCCGATGAATACTCTTCTGTCATTTGTTACGGAAGCATTCCCGATTGCAGTATTTCTCAAGAAGCTCGATGACGGCAGGCGTCATATCATGGAAGTAGCGGAATGCGTCGGCGTAAATGTGGAAGAGAGCAAAGCCATTACGCGTACACTCTGGAAATACAATGTAAAATCCGAAAAGAAAATAGACGGTAAGATCGTAATCGACGGCGAGTTTGTAAGGGTAAATCCCATATCAAAGGAGCTGCACGACAGAATGCTTGAAAATGGCGTTCCAGAGGATATGCTCAGAAAATATTCGGAGGAGGTGCGTTAATGGATAGGGTAATTTATCTTTTCGGCGCTCTGCTTATGTCCGCCGGCATTGTTATCCTGCTCGGTATAACTCCCGAAATAATAACGCAGGACATTATGTCACTGATGTCACGGCAGCGCAGCTTAAAGTATCGTGTAGCAAAAGCCCAGGGCAAGGTAAAACAGAACCGGATTCAGACTGCAATCATGAATATCAAGAATGCACTTATAGCCACGCATTCTGAGAACAAGTTCTCTCTGCTGATTTCTGTTTCTCTTATCGGTATCTGCGCTGGATTTTTGCTGGCGGCTCTGCTTCAGAACCTGCTTCTTATACCCATATTTTCGGGAATATGCGTGATACTTCCGTACGCTTACGTCAATGTTCTGCTTTCCAACTACAATCGGCGTATCTCCGAGGAGCTTGAAACAGCGCTTTCATTAATCACGACCAACTATGTATCTAAGGATGATATCATCTACGCTGTGGAGCAGTCCATTGACTACATCAATCCGCCGGTTCAGCAGGCTTTCCGGAAGTTCCTCACCCAGACGAAACTCATCAACTCCAATGTAAAGCTGGCTATCGAGCAGCTCAAGGGAGAAATTAATAATGAGATATTCCATGAGTGGTGCGACAGCCTTATTGAGTGTCAGGATAACGTTACGCTGAAGAAAACTCTCCAGCCCATCACTACAAAACTTTCGAACGTGCGCATTATCAATGCAGAACTTCGGAATATGCTGATGAGCCCACGCCGCGAACACGTTATGATGGTGTTTATCCTGCTGGCAAATTACCCGATTCTGTACTTCCTCAACTCAGACTGGTTCAAAGTGCTTACTGACACCTTTGTCGGACAGGTGGTAAATTCCATTGTTGCAATAGTCGTGATCGTGACGGTAATCCTGGCATACAAGTACACTCAGCCCATTCAGTATAAGAGGTGATGTGACATGAGTATATACAATATTGCACTCTACGCAGCAATCGCTGTAATAAGCCTTGTGTTTGCAGGCGGACTGTACTGCTTTGCTCTTATTCTGTTAAAGGTACCGGCAAAGCGTACAACTAATGCAATCAAGTCTATCGCTTCGAGAAATCGTCCCTCTGCAGCCGGCTTTAAAAATACATACAACGATATTGCGCTGTTTGTATCACGGTTTATTCACCTGAACGAATTCAAGAAAAAGGAGCTTACCGACAGCCTGAAAATAGCAAACATCGCTATGTCACCTGAGCTGTTCACGGCAAGGGCGCTGGTGAAATCCGCCGGCATAATGCTGCTGTCCATTCCGTTCTTTTTCTTCCTGCCTATATTCGGGCTGCTGATTATCGCCCTGGGAATTCTTGTATACTTTCAGGAAAAGCAGAAAGTCGATTCCTGCATAAAAGAAAAGCGCAGGCAAATCGAGTTCGACCTGCCACGGCTTGTATACGCTATATCCCAGGAGATACAGATGACGCACGATGTAATCTCAATTCTGGAACGGCATAAGGACAATTTCTCACCGTATCTCAACGAGGAAATCGAGATAACCATAGCGGATATGCGTACCGGCAACTACGAAGCCGCAATCACCAGATTTGAAGGGCGTATCGGCAGCACCAATCTGTCCGAAGTATGCCGTGGATTCATTCAGATGATACGCGGTGATGATACTGCAGTTTACTGGGAAACACTCAGCGTTCGGTTTGAGGAATTACAGCGCCAGCACCTCCGCAGCATTGCGCTTAAGATACCTCCTAAAGTTCACCGGCTGTCGTTCTTCCTGATGATGTGCATGATGCTGCTCTATGTTGTAGTACTCGGCTGGGAGCTTATCAGCAACATGGGAATTCTGTTCGGATAAGGAGGCAGGAATGAAAAAACTTCTTAAACGGCTCAGATCTACTCGTGGCGAGGGATATATCGACATCTCTGTTGCAGTCCTGGTTGTGATGATATTGCTTGTGGCAGTCATTAAGATCGCACCTGTATTCATCACGAAAATGACGATCAACAACTATGCAAACGAGCTTTGCCGCGAAGCTGAAATAGCCGGTCGTGTCGGCACAGAAACAACTACACGGCTTGACCGCCTTAACGAATCCCATCCCGACCTCAATCCTACCATTACATGGTCAAAAACAGGCAACATTCAGATTGGAAACACGTTCACGGTGACAGTATCTACTACCTATGATTTCAGCTTTTTCGTTTTCAGTACGACACCGATAACTATCTCAGCTACCGCCGAGGGTACCAGCGAGGTGTTCTGGAAATGATAAAAATACTGAAAAAAAGAATACTCAGCAACAAGGGATTTTCTTATGTAATTCTCAGCGTTCTGATGATCGTAATACTGCTCATGGGTGTTGCTATTTTTGAGATAATCAGAATAAACATTCAGGCAGCAGCTGTCCGGGACAAATTTGAGGATGCGATTATCTCGATGTGTGTTGAGAATTACTCTGAGATGTACCAACCGATTCGTGAGAGCCATGCTTCAAGCTATGCTTTCAACGGAACACGCTGGGAGGAAAGGCACAAAGCCAATGAGCAGTACATTCGAACATATCTGAATAAAGCTATGAGCGCCGGCGAAATCATGCAATGCGAGATTGTGTCCATAAGTTTTGATGTGGACTCGCCAAGTGTTGCCCCTTCCGACACGGATACCGCAAAGAAATATGCGGTATCTGGTAGCATTACAATCAAGGTTCCGTATCGTTTTGCCTGGCAGGAGCTTGCCCCAATATCCCTTAAGCTGGACGTAAAGTCACAGTGGAGAGCCCTATTCTAAGAAAGGAGAGCTATATGCAGATAGCAATAGCAATTATCACCCTTGTACTGTGTGCAGGGGTGCTTTACTGGTTTAAGCGCAGCGAGAACCAAAAACGTACTCGCCGCACTGAAGAGGAGGAAGACGAGCGTGAACGTCTTGCCCAGAAAACTGCCCAGGAATTCGTGAATGCCAAAGACCTCGGTGAGCATTGCCTTTACACGATTGACGGTTACATATTCGCTTATATCAAGATTGAGGGACTTTGCCTTGAGCTGTACAGCAGGCAGGAGCAGAAGCGCCTGTGTCGAGAACTCTCTGCTTCTCTTTCGGCAATAAAACGTCCCTACAAAAGTGACGCGGTAAGCCGTCCGGTTGATATCTCCGCACCGCTGAACGAATATGAGGAGCTGTATAACGCCGCGACTGGCGGCAGAAAAAAGCTGCTTAAATTCGACATGGAGTCACTGGCTGAAATGGTTGCGACCGGTGAATCCCTAGAGCGACAGCATTATATCGCTATATGGGATACCATTCAGCGTTCTGATGAGCGTACTCTGACCCAGGCAGCACAGGACATAGCAAAAAAGTATTCCGACTGTGGGATAAAGGCAGAACTGCTCGACAGGAAAGGGATAGTCCAGCTCTGCAACCTGGTAAACAATCCTGCGTATGTCCACGTCGAAAATGCAAATATTGAGGACGTTATTTCTGTCCTCTCTGCTGGATAAGGAGTATAAACCATGAACAGCGAATTACACATAAAACCTGGCAAGGATCTTGCTCCTCAGATTTATGAATTTTACCGGAATAAAATATGTTTTGGTGATTATAAGCCTGGGGATAAACTGCCGTCATATAAGTCGCTTGCGGAAAAATATGCGGTATCCTATTCTCCCATCAAGACCGCATATCAGTCCCTTGAAAGAGAGGGATATATTCACCTTTCGACAAAAGGCAGCATTGTGATTGAACAGCCGAAAACGGTTAAGGAAAATATAGCTTCCAAACTTGATGAAATACTCCAGACAGCTCTGGATTTTGGCGCAGCAAAGGAAGATATTGTTGAAGCCATAGATTTTATCATGGAAAAATACTGCTGAGAAAGGTCATGGAATGAACAACAAAAAATCAGAAATACAGATATCAGTCAATACTGCGTTACAGGCAAGCATTACGCCGATCGGAATTGATTTCGAAATGAACCGGCTCCGGCTCGGCGAAAACTACTGCTGTATCTTCGCAATCACGGACTATCCCTCAGAGTGCGACTATGGCTGGCTTTCCAAGCTGACCAATATCCCCGGCACGATCGTTTCCATAAACAGCGAACCCATTGATAATGGTGAAGCTGTAAACGAAATCTCTAAGAAAATCCGTATGTATCGTGGACAGGCTGCCAGTACAAAGGATCCTCGCGAACGTCAGCGCTGCCAGAAAGCTGCTGACGACCAGGAAAAGATAATGGCTAAGATGGACCAGAACGGCGAAGTCATGGGGAAGTGGAATACTACGATAATGGTGCTTTCCCGTGACAAAGAGGATTATAACTCCAGATGCGACCGGGTGAAGAACGTTGCAAGTATACTCGGCTGTAAAATACGCGTTCTGTCCAATCTTCAGCGCGAGGGCTATCAGCAGATTTCCCCCACATATCCGCAGATAAAGCGCATACAGGAAACCTCCTCAAGGTACTTCCCGGTGAGTACGTTCGTAGGAGGTTTTCCTTTTTCCTCCGGCGGATTCAATGACGGCAAGGGATTTTACCTTGGGAAGAACAGCAGCGGCGGTCTGATTTTGCTGGACCTTTGGAAACGTGGTTCTTCAAGGACAAATAGCAACATCACAATCGTGGGAGGATCAGGTTCCGGTAAATCAACGGCGATAAAACACATCATCGCTTCTGAGTACGCTCGCGGCACAAAGATAATCGTCATTGACCCGGAAAGCGAGTACAAGGATATGTGCTATAATCCGCTGTTCGAAGGCAATTGGATCGACGTTGCCGGCGGCAAAGGTGGACTTATCAATCCGCTTCAGATACGTCCGGTACCTCCGGATACAGACGATGAAAACGCAGAGCCGCAGGAGAACGATAGCATCGGCGACCTTGCTATACACCTTAAAACGCTCCAGACGTTCTTCCGGCTTTACATTCCCTCAATGGACGATCGGCTGAGAGCACTGCTTGATCAGGCGCTTGTAGAGCTGTACCACAAGTTTGGTATAAGCTGGGATACAGACGTGTCCGGTTATTCAGCCAATCAGTTCCCGACACTGACAGACCTTTATAATCTTATTGCCGAAAAAGCAAAACTCAAAGACAACAATACCGTATATTACGAAGATTTGAAAACATATCTCGAGGGAGCAGCCAACGGCGCAGATCATCGGCTGTGGAACGGCTATACGACCATAAATCCCACCAGCGGATTTATCGTGCTCGATACAAAGTCACTTATCCAGATGTCCGGCACAGTTCTTGCGGCGCAGTATTTCAATGTGCTGTCATGGTGCTGGGAGCAGATTACCCATAACCGTAAGGAGCGCATTATGCTGGTGGCTGACGAGTGCTGGACGATGATCGATCCACGTTGTCCGCAGTCGCTGGAGTTCCTCAAAAATGCTGAGAAACGCGCCCGTAAGTATGAAGGAAGCATTATCGTGGGTACCCAGTCCACCAACGACTTCCTTGACCCGGAAGTTAAGTTCTATGGGCAGTCCGTACTTGACTTGCCTACATTCAAGCTGCTGTTTTCAATGGACGGTAAGTCGCTAAAGGAAACAACCGAACTGTTCGACCTGAATGACGCACAGAGCGAGTACATTTCTTCCGGTCAGCGCGGCACGGCACTGATGAAAGTGGGCAATCAGGCTGTTATCGTCCGTTTTGAGCTGAGCGAGGAACGCCTTGAAATGTTCGGCAGAGGTGGAGGACGTTGAAGACTGCTCTTATCTTTTGGAGGTTACAATGGCAGTAAATCCGAAAATAATAATGATGGTCGCGCAGGCGGCAAAGAGCCATAAAGTCCGTGAAGTTGTTCTTCATGTCGTGTTCTATTCACTTGGCATAATTCTGTTTATTTTCACTGCTTTTATAGCATTGATAAGCGGACTTCTGGCAATCGTACAGAATAACAATCTGAGGAACCACTGGAATTACTATCGCACAAGCATTTCTGAGTTGTTTAACGGAATAGAATCCGATATCAACACAAACGTGAAAGATGAAGTATACGACTTCATGCCGGAATTCTCCGTGAACCTTTCCAAAGCCACGATAGCCAACAACTTTGATGGCAGCTCTCTCATTCTGTATGACGATGATGAGATATCTCGTGCCGAAGATATTATGCTCAACTACGCAGGACAGCTCCGTGCCATAAAGACCCAGGACGAATTTGACTCCTTTATCTCTGATTTCGACACAGACCTTTCTTTTTCGGATATCAGCAGCATTCGTTTTACTGATGATACTGGAATAGATAATCTGTCTGAGTACAGCGAAGAACTGAAAGTATTTTTATATCATCGCGCCATGGAACAGATGAGTAAATATAACTATACATTTGAGAACGTCGAATTGGACGATGGCAAGAGGGCAGACCGCCAGACACTTGTTGTGACGGCGGCAGACGGGAGTACCCAGACGGTGGAATACACCTGCATAGGTGGTGGTGAAGTTTATCTACCGGAATTCCTGGCAATGTACAATGTCCGCCAGGGGCGTGAGTACCTTATCAAAACCACGCAAAATCAAGCGCCGGATCTTGATTCACAAATGGAACAGGCTCTTGGAGATATCCCCGAAACTGCCGAAGACGCTCAGGAATACATCAACAATTCATGGGGTAGTATGATTGACGGCAGAGGGGCAATAAACTTAAACCTGTTTCAGATGTCTAACCTCAAGTCGATAATTGAAAATGCCAATATGAGTGGTGCCGCCAAGATTGAAACGGAACGAACAGCTGATAAGCTGTCTATCACTCTTGAAACTGTTGGTGCAGACGTTTGGAGGGATATTTTCGGCATTGAGGAGGAGTTCGAACAATATGTCGAGCAGTCCCAAATGGCTATAGAAATGGCTCTGTCTGAAGCAGAAATACCGCAGGAAGAGTGGACTATATCCCTGGACAACATGGTTCAGCTCGCGCTGTTCGTATATTTCGAAGGCTTCTTCGAACTTCCGGTCAGCAGCTCAGACCTTGCACCGGGCGGTAATGGTATTCTGTCGCAATGCGGTGATGTGTCAGAGCTGCACCAGTACACCTACGGCACGAAGGATATGGGAGTTCCTGAAAGAGGCATTACGCTTGAGTTGACAGGCAAGACAGCGATCCATGCAGATTTGTTAAACTGCGGAAGCTGTATACAGGATGCATTTATATATGATGTGTGGAACATGGACGAGCAGGATATCGCTAATGATACCAATTCCAAAGTCTTTAACAAGAGTGCAGTCACTATCGCATACATAATTGATACCGACCAGTTTGAAGATGATTACGGTTTTCCTTTCCCGACAATAAACGGGTTACGCCACGGAAGCACGATTACTCTTTTTCTGGAATTCACCTGCCTAAGCGAGGTGGAATTTAAAGACCTTGATATTGGCAGCTCCGTTGACTTTGAGAATTTGACTGTTGGTTACTCGCATGACGGGTATTACAGCGACACTTACGACAAGGGACTTTGGCGTCACCATCTTAACCGTGATGAATGCATTCCGCACGTCGGAATAAAGACCTATTTCATGTCTGGCGAAGCTGCTGCCCCTGATCCGCCGCAGGGGACGCATTACTATGGCGGACCAAGTGCAAAGGATATTGGCGTAGTTGCCAATCCCAGACTTTGGTTCAAGGCATTCCGCACCGGCATGAGCGATGAACTGTTTGAAACTATCAAGGCAGTTGAGCCGGAATAGCAATATGATAAGAGAAAGGAACTTCTACCATGACTAACCCGTTACTTATTTCCCGAAAAGAAAATGCCGGCATTCTGAGAAAGATATGTTCGGAAATAGGGGCAACTCCCCGCGAAATTTCGGGTGATGAATGGTCGCTTGCACTATTCATCAAGACAGATCTCAAAAACTATATGTATCAGTCGCACTACGTCCTCGATGTTTCAGCATTCCTGGAAAAAGGCGATGATTTAGTTGCGCTCTGTGAGGGCATTGCGCTCCAGAAAGACCCCAACAGCATAATCATCTATGCGGATCATTTTTTCCCGGGAGATGATTTCCTGGATAAGCTGGTGCATAAGGGTATACATAATATCGTAGCCAACTACCCCGACGTGGACGAAAAGACAAACGTCACTAAGATGATGGAGGATCTCAAAGAGTGCCTTACCACCGGCTTGTCCAGGCAGAAGTGGCGAAAGTATGACAAGTCATTCGACGCGTTTGCTGAAGCACGGGAAGCTGCTCTTATCGCTGAAAAAGAAAGCGAGAAGCCGCGCTATTCACAGGTGAGCCTGCATATTGCGGTTGTGGGAGCGCAGAGCAGGATAGGCACGACGTCCTTTGCACTGCGCATGGCAGAATATTTCCGCAGCCGCGACGGTGAAAGCGTGGTCGTATGCGCCAGCAGGCGTGGAGCCGAGCAGCTCGAAATGATGGAAATCTGCTATGAAGAAGCAAAGGTGCAGGACGGAATTTACACGATCAACGGCATAGACATTTGCAGTTCTGATACTGATACCGCAAAAGTCTACAACGCTGAGATATATGACTTTGGCAGCAAGAAGCCAACGGACTTTTCCGGCTTCGACAAGATATATGTCGTAGGCGGCACTTCGTGGAACGAGCTGCCGATGATATATGATATCCAGAATGACCTCAACATGGTAAACTACACCGTTGCCGTCAACTTTTCCGATGAAACATCTGTTGAGAAGAACCGTGAGCTGCTTTCCGTCAACCTCAATGATGTAATTTGCCTGCCTTATGCGCCGGATCCGTTCTCACTGACCGCCGGATATGAGGAGATTTTCGACAAGGATTTTGTCGAGTGGGCAGACAGCCCTGCTGAAGAAGCTGATTTATCAGCCGAAAAATAAAGATATGGAGCAAACAAGCCATGAAACAGAACAGACAGTTTGTCCGGGTTAATTCGGACTTTATAAACAAGGACCTGTCAGCCGGCGCTGTAAAGGTTCTGTTTCTGCTTGCTTCGATAGCCCAGGCTGGCGGCAGTGATACTGCTGTCATATCCAATGCAAGAATCGCTGAGCGCACCAAGCTCACGAATATAACCAGAATAATCAATGAACTATACGCCATAGGTGCAGTAACTGAGCGCATTCAGCGCTTCAAGAGCAATCGCCAGAAGTGCAACGCTTACGTCCTTTCAGAAGCCGTTTCAGCGCCGAAAAACTATGTTCTTGTTCCGGCACCCGCAGTGGAACTTCCTAAAAGCTGTCTTAGGCTGTTTATGCTGTACTGCATACACGCTAGTGCAGAGGGGCGCTGCCTGCTGTCCCTTTCAATGATACAGGAGCTGTCCGGAATGGCGCGCGGAACGATCATTTCCTGCAATAAGGAACTTACGGAGCAAGGCTACATAGCCAAGCAACAGTACGTTCGCAGAGAGGGAGATTTCGGATACAACCGAGTATACATCTCTCATCTTCTCCGGCGCAGGAGTGAGACCAAACGTGCGGAAACATTCCGTGTTATCGTCAATTCCGGTGTTCTCAGCTTTGAAAGTAAATGCGCTGCTGAGCGTTCCCTGTCCCAGGAGCCAACTCCAGAATTTGCAAAAGCAATGCGATATCTGTTCCGAAATACCAGAGTTGCACATTTTATCAGGACTATTCTCCGCAGCACGAAAAATGCTGCGGTTTTTCTTTGCCAGAAATGGGGTAGTCGAAAAAAGAATACCCGATTTATAAATCTAAAACCTGTTTTAATTATTTAAAAACACTTACCGAAAAAAGAATTATTATACTTTCGGTAATTTGAAAGGAGCTGCTTATGTTAAGCATAGAAACGATCTCTCAGCGGCTTGCGGACGCCAAAGGCAAGCGTGAGCGCCTTATATCCACCCTTAACCGGCATATTTCCGCCCTGGAGAAAAAAGAACGCGAATTTGAGAAAACCTACAAGCTGAAGCCGGAGCTTTGCAGCGAGGAATCCCTCAGAGGAAATGACAAGGCGTTCTGGGATTTCTATTCGATCAAATCAAAAAATAGCGATATTCTTTCCGTGAACAAACGTATCCAAGAAGCAGAAGAACGAATTCAGGCGCTCCAGGCTGAGCTTCGCTCTGCCAAAGCACAGCAGGCGTTTATGGAAAATCAGATTCCTGATGTTATAAAAGACTTCTTCGTGCGCTGGAAAGAAGACAGTATTTCTTTTTTCAGCAATCGTTATGAGCAGTATCAGGATTTCGTTCAGGAACTTCGAACAAAAGAGCTTACAGCCCGGAAAGAAGCGGTCAGGACGGTTCCTGCATATTCTCAATACGCAGAACGTGTGGACAGAATGAGCGATTACGATTTGCACAACGTGTTCCCCAGAAAGCCAATGGAAGATTTCCTGAAATCGCTGAATCTTGATTACCGCAGCATCAGCGAAGCTAAGAGCAGCTTCGCCGGTCCGATCGTTTCTGCGATGTGCAAATACAATGACCCGGAGCAGCGGAGAGTATTCCTTGAGCGAACCATGGACCGCGAAATGAGAAGCAAAATGCTCGACCTGGCTCAGCGCATAGGGGAAAAGGTCGGCAGGATAACCGACGCTGCTGGTTTGCACGTTCAGAACGGCGAAATTGCCGGTGTGATTTACGGAGAGAACGTGCGACCATTCAGACAATCGGCGCCGGCGGGTATAATATTCAGCGCTTTCATTTCCGGACGCTTGTTCATGAGCTGGAGCAGTACCAAGCTCAGGAGCAGGACGATCAGTCTGAGCAAGAAGACGGCGATGAGATGGAGATGTGAATAAAACATAGGTGCCTCATGGTGAGGCACGTAGTTTTTACTGGAAAGGAAAAAATATGATTAATATCCGCGAACACTTTAAGAAATCTATGCTTTCACAATATTATGAATCTGAAGACTCAAAACGCATTCCCGAAAATGTGTTTTTGAAAATTCTTGATGATTATATGGAAACGGAATGGATTAGTAATTATGAACACGATGAAGAACAAAGACTAAAAGATTTTATTCCTCAAGGCGAACCCTATGACAGGGAACGTGCGATAGAGTACGCTGAAAAAAGAAATGTTTCGATAGATGATATTGTTTATAGCATAGCATGCGGCTTTTGGCTTGGATTCCCAATAATGATATACGAAATGGCTGAATCAAAATTTGGCATACCTCTCTGGAATACAGAAAGACCATGGGCTGATAAAAAATGCTATAAAAAATGCCCATTGGGTGATTGCTGCAATTGCCATCCTAATATGATATTTTATATCGGCAATAAGAACTATTGCCTGGGACAGCTTTATATGAATAACAAATTACATGACAAGAGTACGCTGGGTTTGCCCGTGTATGACGATTACGAATTATATTGTCTTACAACACCATTTAATGAACTTCATCCGCCTGAAAGAACCCCGAGCAGTATTGTCGACCAGCTGCTTGTAGGTTTTCAATTTGACTACACAGAAACAGTTCCGAAAGGATTATTCTATGGATGGATGTATCGTACTTACGGAGTCATTGCTCCGAAATTTCGCAGAAGGAATAATAAGTTTGTTGGCGGCAATGTTATTCCTTTTCTATAATAATCATATGTGACTTCTCAATCTTAAAATTGTTGTATTTTTTATGGCCTTTTTTCGTCCATTTCATGCTAGTAAACATAGCTATTAAAGCTACGTCGCAATCAACATTATTCTTTATTTTACTATATGCTTGTTCCTTCACGATTCCTGAGCAAAACGGATTTTCTGCACCTATTTTATAAATATTAAGTGACATAAAAGGTCCATCTTTAGAAAGACGTTTTTCCCATTTTATTTTCACACGCCCATAGAACACCATAAACCTATCATAATCTTCTTCAAGAAAAGGGGATGTCAAGGACTTGGAAGGAATACGCTTTTGGTTACTTTTTCTACTGACCTTTTCTCTAGGTATGGGTTTCATATCAATGTCGTTGCCATTTATATTTACTGCAAGGGGGTGATCTTTAGTTCTAATCTTTTTCAAAAGAGAATCAATAACTTGGCTAAGTCTTAACTGAATATCTCTTTTGTTCGGTTCTAGATCAATCTTTGTTTCAATATGATTATCCGATATTTCATCTAACCCCAAAACACAATCATCATTATGATCTTGATGTTGGAATCCTCTTAAATAAAAGCCATACTTTGTCCGGCACAAGGTAAGTTGAGGTACTTTACATTCGGGACAATACATATTGTTGCAGTATTTTGTCAGAAAAGCATCATTGTCCTTGATTCTTTCTTCTATCAAATCTTCGATATTTATCACATCTACACTTTTATTTACGGGATCAATGTATGCAACTGAATCATATTTCCCATACTTTCTTTTATCCATAAATGCTCCTTTCATTATATCAGATGCCTCACGGTGAGGCACCTGTGTGTTTCATGATGTGTATATTGCACAAAACGCACAACAAAAAATTGTTATTAATTGTACCGCCATTGACATTGACAAGCGGAGAATAATATAGTATAATAAACAAGGTGATTTAACAACACCAATTGGCTTCCATGAATTCCATTTTTCACGCAAGCCTTGAACAATATTCAATTAACACCCGCAATCCTTGCGTGCGTGTACACACACACAAGGACGACCGAGAGGATGTTACCAGCATCCAAACGGCTTTTACAGGTGCCATCTCTGCGCTTGATTTTGACGGTCAGCGCTTAGATATACTTTGTGAGAGCGTTTGGACTTATGTTCAGACGCTTTTACTATTTTCTCCGAGGACCTCTGTTCGCTCTGTATTCTGAGTCCATAGCAACAAATTCATCCACGGAGATAGAGAAACAGTGGGCGAGGGCAGCATATTTGTTCAATCCATTGCCTGTTCTTGTCCCGCTGAAATCTCTTTTGCCTGCCATAATGCTCCTTGCATGATTGGCAGAACATTCGCACACCTCTGCTAACTTGCGGATCTGTTCTGTATAATCGGCTATGCCATTTTTACATAACAGTTCTGCGAGGTAGTGGCGGTACTCCTTTGGAAAGGAGTATTCATTGTGGCTTGCCATGATAGTACCATCCTTCCTACTTTTTCGGAACAGCTGAGCAATCTCAGCTGAATTTGCTTAAACCCGCCTTTGACGGTTTTAATACAAATTGAATGCCACCATGCAATAGCAAATGTTATCTTGTCCTTAGGACTTCGCCATGAAACGAGCGAGTGTGACGGCTGTGAAGCC